TGGGGATATTCGAGAGTTTATGCATCAATCAATCCAAAAAGTAAAGCATATAAAATCGATAAAATCCATCTGAAAAAGAAATAAATATGTTTTTTAATTTTTTTTTAATTGTTTTTTAAATATATTCATTATTATAAAATGAGTTCATATTGGAAAGTAGATGACACGATGCGAATTGGTCAAACCTTTATTTCTGTTCCATCCGAAAACGGTTTGGAATATTCCCCTGAACAGAAGATTCAGATATATATTGACCCTTCAACCAAATTTATGTCAGGTAAAGATTCTTATTTAGATTTCAATTTTAAGATTTCTCTTCCCGCGGGTAAAACCCCAACGAAACTCCAACTTGACGAGATGGGTGGAAATGCATTAATTCGAAATATTCGCATTTATGACGGTTCGCGCGGGACTTTACTTGAAGAGATAGATTCATATTCTTCTCTATGTTCGGTTCGTTATGATTATGATACTGATAATTCTGCTCGTAATTACAGGGCACTTCGCGAAGGTTCTTCGGTACATAATATCGCAAATGCTGGGACAGCCGGTTCGTCCCAGTCTGCTCTCGCGAACACAGTGACGAATCCATATTTCAAAAAGACAACTGGAAATCAAGTTTCTCCCGCTGATGATTGGACTAATAATTCATTCTTAACCGCCAAACTATGTATCCCCCTTCATACGGGAATATTTGCGCAGAATGAACATATCTTCCCGCTTATGATGACCAACGGATTATATGTCGAAATCGATACTATGCCAGCCGGAGACGTTATTAAACAGTTAGACTCCGTCGTTCGCTTCCGCCGTCTTCCCCTGAATCCGGTTTTCCATTCTCTTAATGGAGACGTAGCAGCCCCCGATAATTGGGCAACCGTTGGCGGTGTAGCAGCCAAAACGACTTTTTATATTCGTTCAGATAATAATTTAACGGGAGATGATGCAGTCGCCAAATTTCCATTTGTAGTTGGAGAAACTTTTAAGTTTATTAATAAGAACTCCACGGCAGCTGCGGGTATTTCTGATATGTCGGGAACTATGAAAATCGACCAAATTAATCTCTCGAATAACGGTCTTATTGAAATCGTCCTTGATGGAGCGGGAGTTTCAAATAACGGCGCAGCTGCGATTGATATTCTTTCGGGGGCATTCTGTATGTATTCGACCGCGGTTGAAGACGCGACTGATTATGAACCAAATTATGTTATTTCAAATGTAAATCTTACAGTCGCCCAAATTCATTTAGACCCAGCATATGAACGCGGAATGATTCAGAAAGTAAGAGAAGGGAAGAATATTGAAATAGATATATTAACAGCCACGAATTACAAAACTTCAATTCTCGCATCAGACCGTCAAACCACCTTTCAGGTATATGCGCAGAATAGTCGGGCAAAATCTCTTTTAGTAGTCCCCCAAGATAGTTCGGTTTATACTTCACAACAGAAAATTTGCGGACTTGGAACTTATGAAATCCTTAAAAATATTGATGATGAAGACGTACAACTAAATGCGAATCGCTCGGGTTATACTGGAATATGCGACGAATTAAAAGACATTCAATACACCTTAAATGGGCGCTTGACACCGTCAAGACCGATTGACGTTTCCAAAATCGCATCCCGTGCTTCCATCGATGCATTCCATCTGTACGAACTTGAAAAATGTTTGGATAATGCCGGAATCGTTCCCCGTTCATTCAGGGCGTTCAAAGATAATTTTATTTTCGGAAGGGGTTTCGGTGTAAATCAAGGCGCTCTCGACCTTCGCGGAAAAGACCTTGCCGTCATTCTGAAATATACGGGAACGGGAGTCCCAGCCAAACCAAAACTTTTTAATTCTTTCGTTGTATCGGTTCGCCGTCTGATGATTGGTCAAGCATCGGTCTCTGTAATTGCTTAAAACAAATTCAAATATATATTTTTAATAATTTTAATAAACCCATGTAAATAACTTTTTTTATTAATTTTCCAATCTAATATTTAATATAAATAAATATTATAAAATGACTTCTCGATATGTTGAAATCCGCCCTGATAATGTCCCTGCCGATGGTGTTGTATCTTTTAAAAACGGTTTTCCCGTTCTATCTTTTACTGTCTCTGCGCAGGATGGATTACTAGACCCTGCGTCTATCAGAATCGTGGGAAATCTAAATGTTTATTCTGATAATGATTCGCCCGCTCCAACCCCCGCGCAGGCGGGAGATAAAATAACCATGAATAATCGTCTCGGTATTTATAATGTATTCGATTCCCTTACTATTCGCGCCCATCGTTCAAAGATGATTTGCGAACAGATAAGGCACTATTCAAAATGGTATAATACATACTCGGCACTTACTTCGAGTTTAAATGACCAAATCGGGCATATGGGAGAGACCACCCTTCAAATGCCGAACCCTGACGCGTTCAGAACTTCGGTCGTTGAAAATAACGCAGCCGGCACTCAAACTACTAGTTTTTCGGCGCATCTCCCCTGTGGATTCTGCCAGTCTGGGAACTTTGTAGATTTAAGGGCAGACGCTTTTGGTGGAGTTCAGGTTGAAATCATGTTGATGCCAGATGCAAACGTTTTATATTTTGAAGATGGAGTCGTTGGAGCTGGTCTCGGTGAAGCGCATTACAGACTTTCAGATTTGAAATTATGTTGTGAAGTCCAAGATATGCCCGATGATATGCGCAAGTCGGCTGCGAATGGAACATTTAATTTCAACACGATTTCGTCTCTCTATACTTCCATCAATTCAACGAACGCCCAAATTCAATATTCTCTCGCCCTTAAAAATCTTCAATCTGCTTTTATGACTTTCATGCCCGTCGCGAATATCAATACATTAACAGCAGACGGGAACGCGACAACTTATCCTTCAAATTTGTCGGTTAATGCATCCGGCGGTCAGTTGGCTGCGATTAAAAGGGTACAGTTTTTAAAGGGTGGAACTAAATATCCCGCGGAGTTTGATTATAATAATGTTATTTTAGATGACCCAAACACCCAGCTCCCCGACCCGCAAATTATAAAGGGTCTATATGATTCAGTAGTTCCCGAGTTTTCACAGGTAAGAACTACACTTTCTCCCGAGAATGCTAATCGCAATTATCTTATGGGAACTCTACAAGAACCGACATCTTATTCTCGACTCCCTGACGGCGGGGCGGTCATGGGTCTTGGAGTTCGATACGGTATTGGAGACGCAGGTGAAGATTTTACTAGTCAGCAATTCGGAGTTTCGATTGAATCTGAATTAAATACTGATAATCCCGTCGGAGTCTTTTTATTCTTCAAAGCGAAAGCGACTCTTGTATATTCACAAACCGGAGTTCAGTTAATTCAGTAAAACCCAAATTTGTATTAATTCTTCTTAATAAAATAATTACAAAACTGGGTTGTTTTCTATCCGGTATTTTTTTAAAATAAATTTGTTTTTTTTATAATATATTCATTATTATAAAATGAGTTATTCCGAAGAAGGTAGTATTCCCGATTTAATTTCGCTTTCCCAAATTCCCGTTAATTTTCAACAGAAGATTGAAACCGACCTTCTTGAACCCGTAGTATTTAATCAGGGCGACGCAGCCCGCGATGGATTTTGTCGATTTACTTTACAGAATAAAGGATTTCTTCATAGTCATTCAAAATTATTTCTTTCCGTTGAAGCAGGGACGGGTGTAAATGATGGATATTTTAACCCCGTGACTGGTATTGGTCAGATAGTTAAAAAGGCTGTTTTAAAAATTGGAAATAAAACTCTGAATGAAGTATCTAGCTGGGATGCATTATTTGGCGTAAAATCTTCATTAATTAAGAATGAAAATAATGTAGAGAGAGAAATATACACGACGGGGCGTTTTATGAACCACGCCTTTGATTATACTAACGGAACAAAGGACACCGCACCGACTTATCAGTTAGATAATGGATATGAATATGAAGCAGGAGAACTTCACGTTCCGACTTGGGCGTTGATGGATACGGATAATAAGGCAGAATCTCCAACTTATTCGATTGACCTTTCTGACCTTTTCCCGTTTCTTAAAGTGAATCAGTTGCCCCTTTATATGATTAATGAACCAATAAACATCGAATTAACTTTTTATCCCACCACGGGATACAGAATCCAAGTCGCGGACTCGGATGATAATAATTCGGCATCTCTTATTCGTCGTTCTGATTTGAAGTTCTGCGCTGATTATGTATATTATGGAGAAAGTGATGAAATGGAAAGATTCGCGAATGCTAATAAAGATATGAGTTTTTCTTTTGTTGATTATCGACTCGTTGAAAGTACGGTTTCCGGCGGTTCTCTAACAACTGGAATTATTCGAAATTTGGGTATGGCGAACCGTCTAGTCCCGAGAATTATTACATGTTTTGCGGATTCGGGAATCGGCGAACAGAATATTTTAACTCAATCCAATTCTCTCGCTCCCCCGCGAGACGGACAGGGAGTCCCAGGCATAGTTAGATATAATATTAGATATAATGATAGATTCGAGTTTTCTTCTGATGTAGATAATACGGCACGGCTGTTCTCTATTCTAACCGATTCCGAAGGAGTCCCGTTCTTAACTCGAACTGAATATTCTGCACAGAAAGACACGATTTCAACGAATACTCTAAACGGTCGCGAACAGTCTTCAAATCTCGACGGAGCGTTCTTTTATCTCGGTACAAAATTAACCGGTGGAAGAGTTGGTCAGCGCGGTCTTGAAATCCATTTCTCTGGTAATTATGCCGGAAGTGGAGCGGACGT